AGTAATTGGTGTTGGTGATGGTGACAATGTCGCCAGCTTCCAATTGCAAACCAGAAAAATCTATTGTTGCGCGAACTTGCAAATCCTCTCGCGCACCTTTTAAAAATCTGTTTGCCAAGTATTGTGCGCGTACATCGTTATTGACCAATGGCAGACTAATTGTCTGCTTATTGATTGGTTCATTGGGGTATAGCAAAGATGGTGCGACAACAGCCAAATCAAATGTTGCTGAATTAAAACTATCTTTAACAGAGCCATCAGGATATTTCACCTCCGCAATGTTGTAACTAGAAGCAATATCCAAAGGCGACAAAGTTAAGCCACCAATCAAATTGCTGTCGGTTAAATCCATGGCACTTGTATACGATGCCGTTTGTACGATAACACCCCATTGGCTTTCAATTTCGTTAAATCTAAGCAAACAATCGCAACAAGCCGCCCTGAGTTGCAAATTGTTCATCACATTCATTGTCGTATCAACTGCGCCGTCAAACCTAAATCGTGTTTGCGTTGTGGTTGCGCCGCTGTAATTTGTATAGGTAAACGATTGATTGCAATACGCATTTAATGCCGTCATGCTGATTGCGTCAACTTGACTAGATGTTAAAGCCGCGCCATATCGCTTGGAAGTCAGATAGTCAGTAAGGCAATCCCCAGGCAAATATCTGCTGTTGGTCAATTGAAAACGTGTTTGTTGTAGACCAGTGATGCCAGCGGTTTGGCTGTAAATAATTTTGACAATCGCAAACGCGCAATTGCTCATTAACTTTGTGCTGTCCCATTGGTAAGTCAACCCTGCCGATTGCATTACTTGAATGGCGGTCAAACTGGTGTTTTGTCCTGATGAAGAACCATTGCTGTAAAGGTAAATGTAAATTTTGCCGCTAACAGTTGAATCGGTTAAGCCTGTTGATTCATCATATAGACCAACAACCTTTGTTCTATCTGTGGAATCAAACAAACATTTTTTGCCTGAGTAATACACATTGCCAAACGTGAATGTATCGGGTGTGCCGCCTGATTCGGTGTTGGTAACTTCTGACAACGCCAAGCAGTAATAAAGCTGTTGGTTGTCGCTTGTAATGCTGATGTCGGTCATAACGCCGCCAACATAAGCCGCGCCGTAAACAACAGGCAATTTGTTATCGCCAGCAGGTGAGACTTGTGACCTACTGCCTGGATTCGGTGAATCAATTGATGCGCTTTGTTTATTTGTCGGGCTAAACAAAACTTTTGAAACAATTGATGAAGCAACTACATCTACGGCAAAAGCAAATACCGCCGAAGAAGCGTACAAAGCACTTGCGGTTTGCCATAAAGCAACTATGGATGATGGCATTTATTGAACCCAGTATTCTTCAAGTTTTGTGAAGCCGAATTTGTTGAATTTCAAATCGGGACTTGTTGACATTTTGCTGATTAAAAAATTTTCAATGCGTTTATTTGCTTTTAATTCCAAACCTTGTGCTTGGTATTCTTTAAGCAACCGATAACCAGCCGTGCCGCCTCTTTGTTCATGGTTTACCCAATATGCCAATTCCATTAACAATGATTTTGCTGGTTGCCATTTGCTTGGTGCTATCGCCGCAATCAGCATTCCAATAGGCTTGTCTTTTTCAGCAATCAAGGCAACACCTTTGCCAGCAATGATTTCAGATAATAAAAATGTCAAATACGATTCTTCAAAAGCAGATTCTAAGAATTGCAAAGGCGTTTCGTCTTTATACAAATACAACATATCCAGCAAAGCTGGAATGTCAAACTTAGTTGCTTTACGAATTTGCGGGTGCATTTTTGCCAAACTCAAAAGTCAATGTCTCAATCACAGAAACGCGATTCATTGACGTATCTGTTGGATTGTAAAATTGCCAACTGTTGTTATTGGTGTATCGGCCAGCATAACGATTTTGCAAAATTAATTGCGTAGCTGATGCTGAAATTGTCAACACGCCAACATAGCCCCTTGCTTCCTCCATCCATTGTTCGGACAAAGAAAACGAACTAAGGTAGCCGCTAAAAAATTGATAAAACCCGCCAAGACCGCCAGTAGTCAATAACTGGTTGTTGGCATCAAAAAAGCCGTGCCACATTTGGATATATGAGCCTTTGACAGTATTGCCAAGAACATATCCAAGCAACGCCGTATCTATGCCAATGAAAGTGATTGTGGTTTCATTGGCGGTGCTTTTTATGTCGCGCTGTGCGTCACCAATTTTTACCAATTGCCCAACGCCGTTAAATGGTTCAGCATCCACCGATGGGTTAACAAACGAAACAGGCGCAGTCGAAAATCTGTAAATAGTCGAACCAGTATTTATGCGAAGAAAATCCGCAATCCGAATTGTGTTTGTATTTTGTACTGGTGGGATTGTGTTCACAGCACAACCTCCATTGCCGTAAAGTCATCAGACCAAGCAATAAAGCTGTCATTGGTCATTGGCACAAGCGTTGTAGTGGGGTAATTTTGCATCATCACAGGGAATGTCACCCCTGTATAAGTTGAGCCGCCAATAGACGTTGTAGTGCCGTATTGACCAATAACCGCACCAATTGGGCTTGTCAATGTTGTGAGGCAAGTACGATGCACAGGAATGTTGACTGTTGAATCAGACCCGCGCAAAACATCGGCTGTTGCTATGTATGCGTAGCGGTCAATTTGGCAAAAGTCTCCAACCTTAACGATGTATGCCGTTGACGAAATAGACGGCAAATTACCCAACACCAATGTTTTATTGGCACTTGCTATTTGCCATTGACAAGCGGCAATTTGCACATCGGTCATGTCACCTTGATAGGCAATGTAATTCACCCATCCAGTTGAACCAAAATTTAGATATTGCTCAATGTCTTTATCGGCTGTACGCAAGGCGCTTAACACACCACGATTTTTTGAATACAGCAAATAATTCATCGGTTTCAAACTAAAAGCAAATGGCTGAACTCCAATAACCTCTGAAACACTAATGCGCTGATTGCGGCTCATCATTTGACCAACAAAACGATGGTCGTTAATGTTTACGCTTTCAGAAATTGACAATATGGTTTGCAGACTCATGCTTACCTCGATGATGGGATTGACCGCGAGGCGCTTTGATTAGCCGCCCAAACTGCTTGTTTATTTTTTGCTAAAAATTGTGATGCTGATTGCGTGTCGATTGCGTTCATGTTGGCAATGTAAGCGCCGTTGTAATTGACTGTTGTACCGCCACCCATAACGCTTGACAATGAGCCGTTTGGAATAATTGTGCCTGATTGACTTGGAATAAACAATTCTGGCCCGCGCTCACCAACTAACGATGGTACGCCCACAGGCGGTTGTCCGCCGCTTGCAAAGCCCGATATACCAACAGCACCAGAACTCCCGCCTCCATAATTCAAATCTACGCTTGGTGTACCGCCGCCAAGAGCAGACCAAAAGCCCTTCATGATGCTCATCATGTTCGCTCTGGCTTGAATCAAAATCATGTCTTGAATAACGCTTCTTGCAAAATCGCCAAAACTAAATTTGCCGTTGCGAACAAAATTTTGCAAAGCAGAATCCATGTTGCTCATCAAAGCAGAAAAGGTTTGTCTACCTAATTCCATTTGATTGGGAATGTTTCTTACAAACTCGTCAAAGGCTTTACCAAACCCTTTTTGCATTGAGCCTTCATTTGCTTGACGCTGTGGCGAATTTCTCTGTTGCTGGTTCACGCCAAAGCGACAAGATTCCCACGCAATCCGCACCCACTTCAATGACCATCACTGCGGCTTGGAATCCAAGCGATGCTGGTTTGTTGTTGATTCGCGGCGATGCTTACAACGGCACTATTGACCGCACCTATGTTGTTTCTGCTTATGACGGCACAAACACTGTGGCTTATGCGTTCAATGGTCGCGTGTCTCAATTCCAAATTGATGCACAGCCTGGGGCAGAAGCCAAGTGCGTGTTCACCATCCACCCACGTGGCAACCAGTACGGCTGGAGTAATTCCTAATGAAAGTCGCTGACGCTGTTGAAGTGTTGGCGACCACTTACCAATCCTTGGACGCAGTGGCTCAAGGGTTGGAAGTGAAAGCTAGTGAAGTGGCTACGGCGCTTGCGAAAGCAAAACCCGACACGGCTGAATTTGTTGCATTGACAATTCTTGCCCGATACAACCCAGTGGTTGCCCCTGTTGTTGAAAAAACCGCAGAGTAAAAAATGACCGACACGACAATACAGAATTCAAATGATTTGCTTAACTTTCTGGTGACACAAGCCGAAAGCCGCAAAGATTGGTTTGGCTTTACTCAGCAAAAAATGACGGCTGTCAGTCTCGCCCATGAGATTGCCGCCCGTCATGCTGACAAAATGACACCCGATGAAGTGGTGGAATACGCCAAAGAATTGAATGAGCTTTTATTCCATCGTCTCATCAAGCCTGGGGCATGGAGGCTATAAATGGGCGTTACAGTCAAGCTGGAGGGTATTGGTAATGTCTACCAAGCCTTTGAACAATTAGCGGCTGAAATTGGCGATAAGAAAGCCACAAGCAAAGTGCTTGTCCCATCGGTGCGCGAAGCAATGAAACCAGTTTTGGCAAGGGCGCAATCCAATGCCCCAGTGGACACTGGCGGTTTGAAATTGTCTTTGCAGATTGAAGCAAGGCGACCAAGTAAGCGTGACCGCCGAAGCAAATACATCACCCAAACAGATACTGTGATTGCATCGGTCACCACAGCATCAGGAAAAAAACTTGCCCAGATGAGTGAAGGCACGGGCTTGATTAAAGCAAGAAAGCGGCTTGTGAAAATGGGTGCAAGCACAGAAGATGCCGCAAAATTTATGGGCATTGAAAGCGATGCTCGCGCTATGTCGCAAGAGTTTGGAAGCAGTAGGAATCCAGCACAACCTTACTTGCGACCAGCTTTGGAAAGCATGGCACAGGAAACAGTTAACACATTGGGCAAAGTTTTAGGTAGACGGATAGAACAATTCAAGAGGACATGACATGACAAAACTTAGCAACGCACTTGGTAAAAAATATCAAGACAACAGGGAAAAAATCTTTACACGCAAATTTGAATTGGGTGGTCACACGTTCAAGGTGCGTGTCCCTTATGTGCATGAGACAGATGAAATTTACAAGCGCATTAACGAACCAGCGCAAGAATTGATTGATGCCGCTTATTTGGAATTGCGGTCATCTATTGCCGAATTGGAAAACACCAGCGAAGACTTTGTTTTTTCTGAAAACGATGTCATGGTGACTGGCAAATCTTTGCGCGAATCCGCAAAGTTAAAAGTTCAAAGTGAAATCAAAATCACAGAATTTGTTAAGCTGTTAATCCCTGAGATTGAAGGTGAATCGCTTGCCGACTTAACCTATCAGGAAATTGCCGAAGAATTCCCAACGTCTGTGCAAATGCAATTGGTTGAAAAGATTGCCGAAGCCATCAGCCCAACATACAAGGAAATTAAGGGAAACTGATTGGCTCATTGAAAACGCAAGTCATCACCGCAATGATTTTCAATGGGCATACACAGGAAACGATTGCGGAATTGGATGACATGACAATGGCGCAAATACAAACAATGTACGCTGATGGAATAATTGGCAATCGCACCATCATCAATGTTCTTGGCGCATTAACAAATGGCGTTTTCAACTATATGCGGTCAGGCAATTCCCCTGCTTACAAACTAGCCAACATTCTTGGTTCTGCGTATGATTACATCTATCCACCGTTAAGCGCAGAAGAACAGAAACGGCAAGCCAACGAACAACTGTTGGCGTTCATGACACAAGCGCCAGGGTTTTCAGCAGACAGATTTGGGGTGAACAATGGCTAATATGATTGGGCGGTTGGGCGTTGTATTAGGCTTGGACAGTGCTGAGTTTGTTCGTGGCATTGATGGCGCAAGCAAAAAGTTGGATGCCTTTGCCGACAAAACAATCAACGCTGGCAAAATTGCCGCCACTGCGTTAACAGCCGCAAGTATTGCCGCACTCAGATACGCAGACGATATTTATGACGTTGCAAAAGCCAACGATGTTGCTATTGATTCAATTGTTAAATTAAGCAGTGCGTTATCACAATCAGGCGGTAAAGCCGCTGACGCAAGCAAGTTCATGTCATCGTTTACTGTGTACGTGGACAAAGCGGCAACAGGTTCATTTGACGCACAAAAGAATTTCAAAAGTTTAGGCATCACTTTGCAAGACATTGGCAGTTTGTCAATGGACAAAATATTTGCCAAAACAGTTGAAAGCATTGCTCAAATAAACGACCCAATTACCCGCAACGCCAAAGCTATTGAGATGTTTGGCAAGGCGGCAAAAGGCGTGGACATGATTGGCTTCGCTGAAGAAATGTCAATTGCTGGTCGCGTATCCGACCAAACAGCAAAGGGCATTGAGCAAGCTGGCAAGTTCTTTGACCTGATGGACAAAATGGCGCACAGGTCAGCCATGACTTTGACCGAAGTGTTAACGCCATCATTAACAACAGTGAATAAATTGCTGGAAAGTTTTTTGAACAAAAACATCAGCATGATTGACTCAATCCATGATGCGTACAACTTGCTTGCGCCTGGGATGATTCGTGAGCGCCAACCGCTTTACATGAAAAAGACCCCTGGCGGTCAGCGCATTACGCCTTTTGAAATTCCTGATGAGCAAATGCGGGAAACAACGCTTGGAGTTGACCCAAAAGCAAGTCAAGCATTAGCGGCGGCAGAACGAAGACGAGTATTTGAAAACAGTTTGTTGGTCGAATCAAATCTTAAGGTCATGGACATCATGAAGGGATTTGAAAAAGTACATGAAACAAACGCCAAAGCCTCACGAAAAGATTTGGAAATTCAGATTGACAAGTTACGTGCCGCAGAACAAACTCAAAGAGCATTGGACGAAACGTTGTTGAGTTTGATGCAACGCGACCGCTTGCAAAGCAACCAGCTTGATTTTGATAGGCAATCGCTTTTGTTGAATACACAGTTCAAAGATTTGAAATCCTACGAATTGAAATACGCACAAGACATTTTGACAATCCGCGCACAGTATTTGGAACAAGAGCATCAAATCAATTCCAATGAAGCATTGGGAGAAGAATACAAACGCCAAGCGTTAGAACAAAACATCGTTTTGCGCGACAGGTCAATTGCTCAAGCAAAGGAAGTGTTGGACATTGCCACGCAATCGCGTGAAGGCACGATGGTTGATGGCTTCACACAAGGCTTTGATGAATTCGTGCGCGATATGCCAACCCGATTGGAAT